TCCTATATTGGTTGTTCTAATGCCTTGTATACCACGTTTGATAAGTCCTTGTATTTCTTCTCCAGCACCTGCTTTGTATCCTCCAGTACGATAGTTTCTATACACATTGATTGCTTCTAAAATACCTGCTGGATTTCCTGATGCAAGATTTTGAAATGCACTTATACCGCCTTGTACTAAACCACCTCTGCCAAATAATGAAGCACCACCTCCACCTGCTATGGTTAAAGGTGATGGTGAATTGTCATAATGCAATGTAGTAAATCCTGTTGGACCAGCACCACCTACTGTTCCCTGTTTAATTAACACGGCTTCATAGGCCACAGTCATGGAATGTCCTAGTGTTCCGTCTTCTTGTTGCCCTACTGTGTCATGTGAAAACTGCGTGATGGTTGGTAGTACCAATGTATAACTTGTAAATCGTCTTTTGTTAATTGTAAACAGTTGTATGTCTCTCAAAAACGGTATAGATTGTCCATTGTCTAAACCCCAACTTGCTGTAAAGTCTTGTTTGTATCTTGACATTGGATCAAATTGTGCTCCGCTGTATTTTGAGTCTCTAAAATAATATTTGTAATAGTCATTAAAAAAGCCAATTACCACATCAGCATTGTCATCATGGAAGTCAATTTGTACAGGATCATAAGTTATTTGTGTTTGCTTCTGTGTTTTTCTGTTGTATTGATTTTGTGTTTCAACATTAAAGTTGTATGAAGGCAATGTGGCTTGTTTTACTAATTGTCCAAGTTCAAGTTGGTTACTTGCACCACCAAAACCTGATGCACCACCAAACCTATTAATAACAACATAGTAAAGCCATGGTCGTTTTGGCTCAAGTCTGTGTTGACCATCAATGTACAGTCGTGATGCATGTTGAAAATCCTTAAGGATTTGATTAGGATCAAGTAACTGTAAGAAGTTGTTGATGAAGTGGGCCATTCAGCCTCCTCAATTAAACTGCTTGAGTAGAACCACCCCCAGTAACCAACGTACCTAATGTTCTTGCTACCGCTGTGCCTACACCAGTTCCTCTTGGCGCCTGTATTGCATTGTCATATCTGACTGACAATGTAATTGTAGCAGGATCTGAAGTTGCATAAGCCACTGTGTTGTAGTTGATGTTCTGTACATAACAACCATACAGTTCCCAAGTTTCCAATACAGTAACAGCATTAGCACCATTTCCACCATCAAGCATTTCTACTCTGCCTGTGAATTTGTAATCAGTACCACTTGATGCTGAACTTTGTTCAAAGAAATCAAATTGTTTCTGAATTTGTTCTCCACACAATCTTGTTACTGAGTTGTTTACATCATCTCTTAAGTTGATTGTGATTGGATCCCATGTATGTTTGCCTGCAAGATACACTCTTGAGTTGTACACATCTAAAATTGTTTCATCAAATGTAAGACTAGGTCTTGTAACGTCGATCACTTGTTTAGTGATTTCAGTTCTAGGAGTTGATACTCCAAAATTTTCCAATATCAGTCTAAATCTGTATTGGAGTTTTGGCATCAATAGCCCCTGGTTTGACGCTGATTGATCACTTGCCAAAGGTACTGTAAATTTACTTAAAGTTGCTACTGACATATCTTCTCCTTTTTAATATTTATAGTATTTTCTCTATACTACTTTTTTATACCTTTCCTAACCTTTATAGACCTAGTTTATCAATTTCACCAGTGTTTTTGAGTCTAATTGGAATGAATATAAACTCAACTGCTTTCACAGGTTCAATTGCTATGTCTACATGCAATTCGTTTCTATCAATTCTTGACGGAGTGTTGTTAGTTGTATCACAAACAACCGCAAAGTCAAACAATCCTCTTTGTCCTTGTACTTCTAACAAGAATGATTCAACTGCTTGTTTGATTTCGTTTCTTGTAAGTTCATCGTTTGGTTCAAAGATAAATGGCTGTGCCAATTTGTCTAATTGTGTTCTTAGGAACACTACCAATCTTGCTACATTCACTCTATCTAAAGCACTTGTACCACTGTGTCTTGTTTTTTGTCCGAATACAGTTAAGCCTGATCCAGTCAAGAACGATATTGGATTTATTCTATTGGATTGTAAAGTATCTCTAATACCTGAAGAAACTGCAATAGTTTGTTTTTCACCAGTGCTTGATTTAATAAAGCCTACTGAAGTTGCATTGTCAACAACACCTCTTCTAATACCTGCTGGTGCAAACCACGGAAATGCTACATCATCATTCACAGCTAATGTTCTGAGTATCATATGACTTGGTGGAACAAATACATTGTTGCCTTCTAAGTCAGTTGAACTTCCCCATGGATAATAAACACCAGTGAAAGAATCACTTGTTACTAATCCATCTTCATCATTTGTGCTTGATCCTGCGGCATTTGTTGCAAAGTTTGAAATTGCTGTAGATGTATTTTCTAATCTTGCTGGAGTATCACCAACAATAAATGCTGTATCGCCTCTGTCTCCAGATAGTGTTACCAATTCATCTATCAATTCAATATAACCTGGTGCCGCTAACACGTTGAATTCACGTTGCTCTTCACGTAGTTGTGTGTTTGAACTTACTGCCGCTTGTAATTGTTTTACAACAATTTGTCTTTGTGCTTTTCTACCCATGAACGGAGCACCATTGGACTTGTTGCCACTTGCAGTTACCCAAGCATCCTTTTCATCTGGAAGTGTTGGATAAGTCGAAGTGTTAGCAAAGTTAGTTCTTGAGAAATAATCTTTTCTAAATTGTTTCACAACATAACCTGATCTTCTAGTGTTGAATAGCAACATACCTTTTGGATACAATGCTGGATCTGGTCTATCAAGATCTAAATTATCACTTGTTAACAATGATTTAATTGTTGCAGGTGCTTTTGTGATTACGTTGCTGTCTGAATCTAAATGGAATCTTGCATCAGCAAATAGTATGCCATCTTCTGATACTTGATCAGTGTTGTCGATCAACACCCATTTTTCACCATCAACTTTTGAATCATCATATCTGTAAATTTTTGGATAATTTTCTAAGTCTGAAGTGTTTACCCAAATATCACCATTTACAAGTGCTGTACCATCTGATTGTCCATCTGTTGCACCTGGTTCAGTTGCTGAAATAATTGGTCCATCTGGTGATACGTTTGATAAGTTAAATCCTCTAGCATCGGAAGTTACGTTTTTGTAACCTCTCCATGTGCTACCATCATGTATCATGATGTCTACTTGATCAACTGAAGTGTGATACCAGTAAGTTAAATCACTTGGATCTGCTGTTGGCTCTGTAGTAGATGCTTCATATACTAAAGTTCCCCAGTTTGATGCCATAACTTCATCTGAACCAAATGCGCCACCTGGTATTGTGTAAAGGTTTGCAACCTTTGTGCCATCTGTTGATATAGCAGAACCATATGTAGAAGCATTTGAACTTCCAAATCCTGCATCTGCAACAGGTGTACCTGATGTGTCATTCATTCTAAAGTCACCACCATCACTGTGTGTCATTGTGATTACATCTGCTGTTCTATCATAACTTGCAGAAACATATTTTAAACCTGCCGCCGCCACTGCCGCAACAAAGTCATCTGCTGATGTTCCGCCTAGTGTTACAGTTACAGTGTTATCAAATGTTCCATAAGTTGATGAATTTTGATGATCACCTGTTCTAATTGTTTCTCTAATTGTAAAAGTGTTTGAACTTGTAAAAGGACTTGATCCTAAAGCACTCAATCCCGTGATTGAAGTTGCTCCACTTGCCTGTCTTTTGAATACAGTGTATGAACCAAGTGCCGCGTTTGCATCAAACACAGTTGAGTCAGTAGCAGTTGTACTGTCACCACCAAAAAGAATTGTGTCTCTTTCTGTTACGTTTACTTGTACATATAAATTTTCAGTAGTTAAATTTTGTCCTGCGCCTGATTTGTCTTCGTTGTAAAGTGCTTGTGCATGTGTTGTATACACTGGAGCATTTATTGTTGAAAAAGACGCTGTTGCTGAATTGTATTTTTTCACTACCACGTTTGCACCGTTGTTGACTGCTGTGGTTTGGATAAAAATACTTCCTGTTGGAGCACTGTGATCATCTGCAGTTTTAAATCCTGGATCAGTAGTGTGTGAACCAATGTGTACTCTTGGCACATCGTAAGTGCCTGCTG